CATTTTAACTTCGATTCCACCTAAAGGTCCATTGTTTTCGATAGTTATTTCACCAGATGTTTTATCGATAGAAACACTGAGTGATGTTACATTTTTAGGGTACATAGAGTTTCGATCAATCGCGTTTACTAAAATTTCGTCGAATATTTTTAAAAGTGCCGGTGAATATACAACCGTTTTCTTTTCAAAGAGATCATTTTCGTGTATCCAGTATGATTCTCCTACACGTGAAACAGGTCCAACGTACGAATCTGGACGCTTTAAAATGTGTTCCACGTGTGTAAGTTTCTGAATACTTTCACTCATTTATATTGTATAGAGTTGTTTATTTAAGTATATTTTTAGTCCCTTGAACCAGTATAATAATTCATCCCTTGTTTTTGACTTGGGCCTTAAATATATATGTTTTATACGACCACACTCACGGTCTCTAAATGATATAGGGTTAACGTTTTTATAAGACTCGATATAACATGCATAACATACGCGTCTTATATTCAAATCAAAAAATTTTAGATATGCGTCATTATTAACAGTAAAGATAGGGTGTAATTTCTTATATTCACGAACAATTATACGTTCTTCCTTACGTTTTGTGTGTACACATGGTTCTAAAGGACATTCACATAAATAACATTCTGATGTCCACTTAAGATACATTATAAAGTATAAGTTTTTATTTTTTATGTTATTCACCTAAAGTGAAGCTATATGTTCTTTTAAGTTTTTTTATAAATAACAACCACATCTTTTATTAGTAATTGTGAAAATAAAAACAAATGAATGTTAAAAGTTACTTAATTTTTTATTGTATAAATTTTTAAATTTTACGAATTTTTCAGAATTTCCACCTTTATCTGGGTGTAATTTTAAAGCACCCTTTTTATACGCCCTTTTTAATTGTTTTTCCGATGTAGAAGTTGTAATTAATTTATTAAAATTATTATAAGTTATAGCACTTTTGTAATTTTGTTCCCATCTTTTACTACGTTCTATTTCTCTTATTATTAGTTTCTTCATTTCGTTTTTCAGGTGACAATCCCAGCATATATTATGAAATCGGTTTGCAGGTTTTTTACATTTTTTACATTTTTTGACTACTGATTTTAAAGCAGGGTTGTAAAAATTAATCATTATTTATTAACCTAAGTTATTTTATTTTTAATATAAATTAAAATGTCACAATACTTTTTACCTTCTGTGATTCAGAAGAATTTTAGTGATACTAAAAATGTACTCACTAAAAAACATCAATCTACTATGCAAAGTTATGACGATTGTTTACGTATATCTAAAACTTTAAAAACAGATAAAAAAACACCAGAAGAAATGGCGCGAATTTTAGATAAAATGAGGAAAAAGAAACTTGAATGTCAAAAAACAAAACCAATACAGGTTTTGGAAACTGCACCTAAACAGGACGTTTCTGAAACCCGTAATATATGTAAAGCTTTTACATTATCAGGAAAAAAATGTACATTTAAAGCCGTGTGTGGAGACTACTGTAAAAAACATAGAATAGATGACCAGGTGTTAGGAACTATTCAAAAAATAAATATTTCCTTATTATAAAATGTTAGATCAAGAAACGCTTAGACCTGTCATAATAGCTATGATACTTTATCTTGCAATTTCAAAAATCGTACCAGAAATACTCAAACAACCAACTAATATTAAATTTATAGATGATATCGTTGCGATGCTCATTGCACAGAGAGGCTCACTTACGTCCGGTGTCATTTTGACCGGTGTTATCGTTTTCCTTACTAATTACATTAGTGATGAATTCTTGTAATACATTTTCTTTACACGTCAGCATACGAGTCCTCGGATGATCCATATACCTTATTTTTTTAGTGTATGCATCTTCCATAAATTCACGCAATTGTTTTTCATTTGGTTTTCCCCATACCATACCTTCCTTATACAAAAAATCATCTTTTATGAGTTTTTGACGTTCACAGTCTATCATATAAGGTGTTTTTATGTATTCAGGTGCACCCCCATAATCTGTTATAATGACAGGTTTGTTTCTCAAGGATGCTTCTACTGCCCCCATACCTATACCTTCCGAACTTGAAAAACTTACGTAACAGTCACCCATTGAATGTATTTTTTCCATATCTTCATCAGGAATAAGACCATTTATGACTTCAACGTTTGGTATTTTTATTTGAACGGGTTGTTTACACGTCGCTTTTATGAGAAGTTTTGAATCTGGTTTATTCATACGAACAAACGTTTCGATAATTTTATTAAAATTTTTCCTTGGGTCGGTTATATTTCCAATGTGATAAAAAGTGTATGGTCTATTATCAGGGACGTGAGCGTGTATAATGTAAAAATTTGTTTCAGGAAACTGTTTTTTAAATACCTTTCGACAAAATTCACTTGGTACAGCGACCCTATCAAAGAGTTTAAATAGTTTACCGTAATCTTCGTGTACAGTTTCAGTTTCACATATAGTCATACACGTAACATGTTTAATTTTACGTTTAATTTCTGGTATCCGATTTAACCAGTGTGGTATAGGTAAAGCATAAATAAATGCATGTTCGCAGACTGGTATATCATTTTGAAGTTCAATGTACTGACTACCAGGAAAAAGATCCATATATTTTTTACATTGTTGACCTATTCCACTTAATAGAGGTGGACCGATGAATATCATTTCGTATAAAGATAATCTTTCTTTTATATATATTACACGATGGACTCTGTCAGAGAACAAATTGAAGTTGCACTTCAAAGACCAAAATTACACAAAGAAACTGTCTATGGTATCCTTAGACAAATAGCCGATACAATCCAAGCCCCAGCACCAGTTCCAGTAAGGGCGCCAGCTCCAGTAAGGGCGCCAGCTCCAGTAAAGGCTCCAGCCCCAGTTCCAGCTTCACCAGCGAAAAAGAAGGTTGCGACACCAAAGAAACCAGTTAGACGTGTTGTTAAAAAGAAGGCTGAGGAATAGGCGGCGGCGCACTTTTGTTTCTAATAAAAATAAAACCACCAGTTACTAATGCTATAAATAGTATTAAATAACGTAATGGATACTTTTTCTTTTTTTCCTTTTCCATTTTATCTATATCCTCCTTATCTGGAAGCTTTTTAACGTTTACGTTAAGTTCCTCTATCTTCCCGATAAGTTTATGTAAAGCCTCAAGAATTTGAACTTCTTTGTTTATAGGTTTTTCCTTAACATCTATGGTTGTTATTTCTAATGTCATGTACCAATCCGAACCAGGTTGCAGTTTTACATAATCCCCATCACCTTGTTGTTCATATATTTCAAAATTGAGTTTCTGTATAGATATGGGGTTAAATAAAGATGTTGGTCTATTGAAAGATTTCCATTGTTTATCTTGTATTTTAAAATTATTCGAACCATCGAATATTCTTTCTAAAGGTATACGTGCAAATATTTGACTCTTTCGTTCATTTAGAATCTGTGCTGTTTTTGGTATATCATCACATATAATATCTATGTATTTTGCACCATTACCTGTACCACCACCCGATACACCTACTTGTGTTACGTAAAAATCAACGACTTTTAAACCACATACTTTACTTATATCAGAAACGTGTGCATTAGATTCAAGGTTTAAATCAAAGGAGAATGTATTATTCGTACCATTTACAAAATCTGAATCTATTGTTATGTACTGAATCTTTTTAGGTAACTCCTGGAGTGAAACCATCTTGTATTTAGTATATAAAAAAATAAACGGAATTAATAACAGTATGTATACATTCTATAGTAGTGTATGTCGTTTATTATATTCGAGTAAATCTAATTTAGATAATATAACCAAAACCCCTTCACACAATGATATGATGTTATTACCTGAAAATACTAATGATAAAATCATTTCAGTAAATGATGCCGGTGAATGTGTTGTATTAGAGTATAATAAACACGACAAAACATTCGTTCATTATAAACCTAAGTACTTTAAATATAAATAATTTATTAAACAAATAAAATATAATGAAATGGACGATTACATTGCCTTACACACGTACGACTACAAACTCTCGTTTTGTCAAGCGACAAATGACCTCCCAGAAGATATGCAAAGACTTATATGGGAAAAACTTAATGCATATGAATCGCAAAATCTCACGTGTCCGGGGGCGCCTCGGCGAATCAAACAAGATTCGCGCTTCTCAACAGAACGAATCGGAAACCTGGTCAGAAAATGGAGAGAAAAATGGGGAGAACCAGACAGTTTCTAAAAAGCGTAAATCAAGACCAACTGTCGTATCAATAATGAATGGGGGGCAACATGGGTATACATTGATAGAGGATAATTGCGATTTGGATTTTGATGAAGTAAAAAACCGTATTGATTCTATTGCTAAAAATGGGTTTGAGAAATGTGAAATTTCAACAAATATGGATAATGTTTTGTCTATAATTTTAGGTGGAGGTCAAGGTACGCGTTTGTATCCTTTAACGGAGAAGCGTGCTAAACCAGCAGTACCACTTGGGGCAAATTATCGTTTGATTGATATACCCGTGTCTAATTGTATTAATAGTGATATTAATAAGATTTACTGCTTAACACAATTTAATTCCGCATCTCTCAATAGACATATTGCAAGGGCGTATAACAATATAGGATCTTATTATAAATCCGGGTTTGTTGAAGTTTTAGCTGCGCAACAGTCTCAAGATAATAAGACATGGTTTCAAGGTACTGCGGATGCTGTTAGACAATACCAATGGCTTTTTAACACTTCTGGGTGTGATGAATATCTTATTTTATCCGGGGATCACCTGTATAGAATGGATTATAAATCTCTTATTATGCATCATCGACGAACCTGTGCGGATATTACAGTTTCAGCAATTCCGGTAGACGAAGATAGAGCGGGATCGTTTGGCTTAATGAAGATTGATATAAATGGACGAGTAATAGATTTCGCAGAAAAACCAAAGGGTGATGATTTATTGAGAATGGCTGTGGATTTTTCTACTTTAGCTGATTCTTTGATTTCTAACGAAACAAAGCCTTACATTGCGTCTATGGGCGTTTATGTTTTTTCTGCTAAGATTATGAAAGATTTATTAACTATTTACTGCGAAGATAAAATGGACTTTGGTGGAGAAATTATACCACACGCTACGAGTATGGGCATGCATGTTCAATCTTATATTCACGATGATTACTGGGAAGATATAGGTACAATTAAATCATTTTATAATGCGAATTTACAGTGCAATGAGGATGATTCGCCATTTTCATTTTATGATGTTGAGGCACCTATCTATACTTCTTCAAGGTTTTTACCACCTACAAAAATGTTAGGTTCTCATGTATTAAAAAGTACTATTGGTGATGGATGTTACATTCATAAATCAAAAATTAAAAATTCTGTAATTGGTTTACGATCTTCTATCTCAGAAAATTGTACAATTGAGGATACGTTATTATTGGGTGCAGATTATTATGAAAATGAAGAAGAGTGTAGATTAAAAAATGATTGTTTTATGCCTATAGGCGTTGGTCAGGGAACTATCATAAGGAATGCTATAGTTGATAAGAATGCACGTATAGGAAATCGGTGTTACATAACCAATTCGCGTAATGTAGAAGAAGATCTGAGTAATGAAGAACGTGGTTGGGTAATCAAGGATTATATAGTTATAATTTGTAAAGATGCAACTATACCCGACGGGACTATAATCTAAGATAAAGAATTAAATATTTATATTAAATAAAATGAAATGTACATCTCATACCCGAACTTTAGTGTGTTTGGCACCTAAAAATCGTCGTAAAGTTGTGAAGTGCATGGGTGTAAAAAAACGTCCACCTCTCTCATCAATATATGAAGAAACGATAACACAAATTCACGATTCTCAATTAAAAAGTTCAAAACAATATTTTAATAATGAAAAAGAAATTCAAAGAGTTTATAATACTGAACCATATACGAATGATTTATATGAACGCATGCAATTACTCGCGCATGAAGAATGTAGTCAGGAAGATTTCAGACGTCAAACATATGATTCTTATTCACTTATTCTTTATCAACATCTCATTACAGAATTAAATTTACAAAGACTTGAAATGAAATATGTATCTCTTTTTGGTGATAAATGGAGAACTAAAGATGAATTGTATAGAATTGAGCAACGTATAGATACATCAACAATTAGAATTGGGAGATTTAAAAGTCGTGAACGCGCATTTAAGAAAAAATATTTTCAAGACGAAAACTATATTATTAAAGGTATAGATATATAATAATTAAATTGTAATGCTAAGTATAATAAATCCTTACACTAAAACCATTAGAATATCGTGTCCTACTAAACGTAAAGAAGGTTTAGCAGAGTATGAAAAAATAAAATCTAAAATTAAAAAGACAACTTTACAATACGGCGTTGCCGTTTCGACATACCATTTTATTTTTCATACACCAGTTGACGGTGTTTCTGCGAGTTTAGGAACAATTGCGTCTTATATTTATGTCAATTCACTTTCTTCGTATGTCGACAACATAGAAAGACTACCCGGTTTAAATAAACGGTTACTCGTACCAACATGTCTCGCTTTAGCAGAATCCATGTGGAACACATCAGATTTACCATTTGATTTTAATATGGGGGCAACTTTGTTTGGATTTTTATCATATAAAATAGCATTTTATCAAATCGTAGCGGAAGAAATATTAATGTATAGTGAAGACCTAAGTGATATAGACCAGTTGTAATAATTATAATATAAAAAATGTCTTCTCTCATTTACGAACTCACGAAACAATCTACCACGATTGAGCGACTTCCAAAACTTGACGGTGTTTTTTCGAGTTTTAGAACCGATAAATTTGCAATTGGTGCACCTTCCCAAGTTTATGGAGTCCAGCCACAACACGGGTTTCCTAAAGAGTGTAATCCTAATGGACTTAATAATATTGCATATTTTGGTGTATCTGCATTTAATGATAAACTTCATATAATTGATTTCCTATATGAGGAAAGGTATAAAGATGGTTTTAGAGTGGGTATACTTGAACCAGCATTACAAATGTTGAAAGACAAATTGGGAACCATGGTTGTTCCGCGACGCATTCCTGAAGAATGGATTGATTTTTGGATGAATTATTTTAAAAATGAATTTAATGATCAAAAATCTCTTTTACAATTTGTTGACAAATACAATCTTCAAGGAAGTGTTGATTGGACGGAACTTTACAATACGTTCTCTGAAGATATGGACTTAAAACTTAGCAACTAATATGTAATATAATATGATGAGTCTTACTTACGAACTTCTTAAAAACTGTACAACTATTGTTGAACTTTTCGACGTTAACGAACTCTTCTCAGAATTAGTGGGTGAAAAATGTAAAGTGTACGGTTTGCGTGCCGATTTTGGATACCCCGACCACCTTATTCCTAAAGATATGTATAAATATATTGCGTATATTGGTATTTCTAATAGAAAACTCGAAACATCATACGGTCAAGCCCAATTTATTGAATTTTATTACGAACCCAAGGATATCGGTATTTTGGAACACTTTTTTGATATGTACCTGGAGAGTGAGAAAGAAATTCTTAAACAATGTGGGTATAAACAGGATGAATATTTTACGGTCGAACTTTTTCCAAGTGAAATTACAATAAAGAACCTTGAGTTTTGGAAAATGTATTTAGATAATGAATACGGTGTTAACGATAGGATTTCTTTACGAGATTTCCTAGACGATTATGAAATTACGTATCAAATTGATCACGAACGGTTATACGATCATTTACCAGAAAATATCGACGATTTGGATAATGAAAGTGAATATGAAACGGAATCTGAACTCGAAGAAGGTGAAATAAGAACCTAAGTTTAAACGAATATACTTAATACACATTCAAAAATGCGTCCAAACTGTATATACGAAAACTGTCTCTGTCGCCAAGGAAAAAACGGGTTTTGTGTAAAACACCGTGAAATTGGTGAGGCTGTAGAAGCCCTTTTACTTTTAAGAAAAATAACAAACCTAAGTTGTAATGAAACAAAATAATATAATATATTAAAAATGGACGCCCTTACCACATTAATGCAAACTCTCGATCTCAATTCTAAGATAATTTCTGAAGGTGATTATCTTAAAATGTGTGACTCGATTAAGAAAATTCACGAGCATATCAAATATAATGATTCTGATTCCGAAAGTGATGACGAAGAACAATTTAGAATTCGACGCGTTGATATACCTATACCCTTTTCACCGATTCCAAATCTTCCTCCATTAGGAGATAATCTTGACGATCTTACAATATATGATACAGTGACACCCCCACAATCAAGACGGGGGGATTATGTACACCCGGATTTACCAGCGATACTAACACCCCCACCTGTTCCGGAACCTTTACGTGATCATGAACTCGAAGATGAACTTATGGAAGTAAATAGATTAATTTACGAAACAAATAAAAAAATGGAAAAATTAAAATATAGACGGAACGTGACGAACTTTGTTCGTGAGGAAGCTGTAAAAAGGCGCACGCAGGAACTTGGTATTCGTTTAAGACGATATACAGTTGGTTCACTTTTAGATGCAGGACACGACGTTGGTAATGTTCGTCTTTTCTTCAAGGATTACTTAGAAGACTATAACGATAATATTGATATACAACGCGAAGAATTACACAACGTGTTAAAAGAACTCGAAGATGATAGAACGGCTATAATAGACGAACTTATAAATTTTTAATTGAATCAATATCATTTTCAAATATAATTTTACACCATTTTTCATTGAGGTTACCCAGTGGTGAATATTCAAATATTAAATGTACTAAAGCGCCTGCAATTATTAAATTACCTGCACCTTTGTAAATAAATTTTGTCATACCTTTTTCTACACTAAATAAACAAATACCTATGAGAAGTGCTTCAAATAATACCGATGTTACAGGCCGCATTTTTTTTATATTACTATAATATATAAAAAAATGGACTACCAAGGAATCGGAATGATATCATGCTTTCTACTCATGGCAGGTGGAATAACATACAACATAATGAATAGATCTGCAGCTCAACCCTCGCCAACCCTTGAAGCAAAGGAACAATAAACTAACTTAATCTAAAATAATATCTCTTGATATATAAAATGATAATCTTATTAGCTATCATTCTATTTATCATATTTTTGATTTATAGTATAAAACCCAAGCGTGAGGAGTATACACTTGAGGGTCTTAAACTTTTCTGGGCGAATAAAGGAGGTATCGAAGGGGTTGTTACGAAATGGGTGGTTACCTTGAAAGATTCGTCTGGGAATGTAATTCACACGTACGAAAATAATGAACCTAAAAACCTTAAAGATTTTACGGATGTCACAATGAACATAATAAACAATAAGGAGTTTAATAAGAGTATTATTGGTAACAATACACTTGAATTGTACTGGAACGAGGTTAAACCTGATAATAAATTGTATTCGAATCCCGTTGTGTTTACAAAAGAAGATTTTGGGGGTATTTTAGATATTAGTAAATTAAACGAAATTGTACCAAATTTTGATTGTGTGGGTAAATATATAAAAGTTAAAAAGGATAAAAATACCGAAGGTGCAGAGAGATTTGCGTGCGGACCAGAAGACGATAGTGATAGACACTATTGTCAATTCTGGAAACACAAAATTGAAACGGAAAAAACGGGAACGGGTAAAGCGTGTTCTCGTGCAAATAACCACGTTATTAAAACTCAATGGCCCACAGAAACTACAGCTAGCAAGCGAATAGGTACGTCTTTTCAGAATGATCCAAATCCAAATACCAATGAAAACGTGTTAAACGATCCTCAACATTATAAAAACATATGGGATAAGGCAACTCCATTAATTACAGAAATTCCTCACCAAATCCCAAGTGCGGCTCCCGGTGGGTGGTGTAGTCATAGGAACTCAGTTCACCAAGACGTTCCGGGGTGTGGACGTATATGTTCTGATAGTAATACCGTTGGACGTAAAGATAAGGGTACATGGGGGTCGTGGAATGCTTATCCAGGTAGTGTTAATTGTCCAGCCGCCAAGTTAGACCAGGTATGGAAAAAGGAAGGGAATTCGAGAAAACTTGCGTTTGGTAAATATAGTGAAGTGGGACCGCCTCCACCTCCTCCACCTCAACCAACTGCATCTTCCAAAGGTATCCGGTACGTATGGTTCGGGTACGAAAAATCTGGCTGGCCAGAGAGACCCCTGAACATAGCAGAAATAGAAGTTTATTCTGGTGGTGTAAATATTGTGAAAGATTTCGGTGATGGCAAAGTCCAGAGTAGTAGTATATATGCCAATTGGACGTCTCCAAAAAACCTATTTGATGGAAATAAGTCGAGTATGGCACATACTAACGATAGTGGAACAAATTACTTTAAAATCAATTTGGGAAAAGAGTACTCGGCGATAGATAAGGTTATGGTACACAATAGAGATAATTGTTGTTATGAAAGATGGGCGGGATCGTTTGTTAAGTTATTGGATAAAGATGGTGTTGAAATTATGAGATCAACAGACACATTACCAATTGTTGCGAACAAGAACGACAGTACAAATATAACAAAAGCGAAAAATTATAAGGAGGGTGGAGTTAGAGTTAAAACATTTACATTCGATCATCTGGCACGACAAGCTGTAGCTTCCGGGTTTAAATGGGAATATTTCGGTAAAGAAGAACCAGATGGGCAATCCTACCTACCACTCCCTTCTTCATTTAATAATGCAACGCCTACAAAAACAGGTACAGGTGTTACCAATTTTACTAATAAAAATACGGCAACGAACGGGTATTTACCCACACACGGTTTGTTAAAAAATTATGCTGTTCGTTGGACGGGTTATTTCGTACCGAAAAAGACGGGTACTCACAAATTCTGGACACAGTCCGATGATATGAGTTATTTATACGTAAGGGGTGTAAAGGTTGTTGATAATGGAGGTTTACATGGTTACTATGGGAACAAGAAATCTGGTACAATTGATTTACAAGAGGGTGAAGGGTATAAGATCATTATATATTTTGGTGAAAAGGAAGGTGGGGATGAAATGACAGTATGGTTTCAAGGTCCAGACATGAATTCAGACACGCACGATTTTAGTGGATACGTGTTTACTGATAATCCCAGAGCTACCACCGCCATCGCCGCCCCAGCTAATCAAGATTGTGAAGGTTCTTGGGTAAATGACCCAACTGGTAGATCAAAATCTTATTGGAATAATAACTATAAAACCATGAAATGGGTAGAAACTAAGAAAAAAATTGGTAATGGGAAAGATTGTAAATGGGCATTTACCAGAAAGAATCCACATAAAGGTGCGACTGATGTTTCTAGAAACTGGGCCGGGTATATAAAAAATAGTGACGATAAATGGACATCTGAAATTGTTACAGATGGACAAAAGGGTGAAGTTTTTAATCATCAAAATGAATACGGGTTTCAAATGAAGAATACAAATACAAACTACCTTAAATACTGTATGCGACACGCGAATGTGCCACTCGATCAATGGGGTCGATATTCAAAAAGTATGTATTCTAATAACGCATGGTTAAACACTGGTGCTTACGGAAGGGAAAAAGTGTGGTTTACATGTGACGACGAAGATTAATCACTACCAATATGAAAAAAAAATATACACTACTAATAAAACAAATATGTCGATAGCAATTGCCGGCGTTGGATTATTATTTGCTTTATTAGTAGCAATCGGTTTAATAATAGTTTTGGCTATTTACTTTACTAAAAAAAGTAAAACAGAAGACGGTGACGATGATGAAACGTCAGACGACATAAAAAAACCCGAACTTACGTTTGATGCAGATGCTACCAAAACAATCAATCCACAGGAGGAAGATAACGGTAACCAGGAGGGGTATGCCATAGAATATGCTGGAGGTGAATATATAGATCTTACGTTATCGTGGACTAATGGTCAAGGTTTTGATGGTGTTGTACAAGAACTTATATTTACACGATACTCGAAGGTTGGGGACGACGAGAACAACTGGAAAAAGATTCAAGGTGATAAAAAGACATCATCCCCAGGTGAAATAAATAATAACGGGTCTGGTTCTGTTACATTTTCAGGTACAGAAGTTTCTGAAGACACAAGAGGTTGGAACGTAATTAGGGCGTATTATAATGAGGTGAAACCAGATAATTTGTTAGCAACTGCCGAAGTTGAAATTACAGATGACGATTTTGATCAGGTTATGACAGGAGAATTTAAGACCATTGTTATTCCCGTTGCAATAAAAAAAGATTCGTTTAAACTTGAAAAAACTACAAGGAAAACGTATTATAATCTTGCTCTCAGTACAAGTGACGAAAGCACTCAATTATCACTTTTAGACAGTTGGTATACGATAAAACAAAAAGATGATAAATACATATTCACAGGTTCTACCGGTAAACCACTTACACTCAATGGTAATACCGAATTTAAAATACAAAAATATCAAGGTAGTAG